ATTAAGAAAACCAAAAACCGCATAACATGAAAAAGACAGTTAACAAAGCAACGCACAAAGCCGCCTTTGAAACGGCGCACGTTGAATACCAGGGACGCGAGTACAGGATTGAAGAGCGAGGCAACCAATTTGTGATCACCATGGACCAAGGCAGCGGATTCCGTGAGTGTGGCAAGTTTGGTTTGTGGGATGAGGCGTTTGTGTATCGCAACTTGAAACTCGCTGAAGAGGCAAAGGCCATTTTTGAAAGCCAGTGCAAAAAGTTGAAAAGTATATAAGCGATGTGCAATCTGGCGCGGTGCCAGTTTGCCAGCATGTGCGTAACGCAGTTAAGCGCTACGTTAACGACAGGGCAAACGGCTGGGGATTCTCTGATACCTACGCTTTGCATGCCATCGAATTTATTGAGCAGCTCGAGCATAGCACGGGCGAATATGCGGGCAAGCCGTTTGAGCTTGAGCCATGGCAGGCTTTTATAATTTGGAATCTGTTTGGTTTTTTGAACGAGGACGGTAGCCGTAGGTTTACGCGGGCTTATGTTGAGGTGCCACGCAAAAATGGTAAATCTACTTTTTCCTCTGCGATTATGCTTTACGGGCTTATTGCAGATGATGAGTCAGCGGCGCAGGTTTATTCAGCGGCCACAAAGTTAGATCAGGCCATGATGGTTTTCGGCGAGTCGGTAAGGGTTTGCCAAAATCTGCCCTGGTTAAATGAAGCGCTTACCGTTAACAATTCTGTAAACAATCGGCGCATACTTTACGGGCAATCGATATACAAACCGCTCGAATGGAACCCAGGCAAGCAGGACGGACTCAATGCGCACTTTTGTTGCATTGATGAATATCATGCCCATCCAAATGATGAGCTTTACAACGTAATCCGCAACTCAATGGGGGCAAGGCGCCAGCCGTTGCTGTTTACCATTACAACGGCGGGCTTTAATCGTGAGGCGCCATGTTATAAACATCGCCAGTACTGCGCAGGTGTATTGAGTGGCAATATAAAGGACGATGCTTTGTTTTCGGTGATCTATACATTGGATGAGGGCGATGATTGGACGGACCCCGCAGTATGGGCCAAGGCAAATCCAAACTGGGGTATTTCAGTAAACCCGCGCCAACTTGAGCAGGGATTGACCGAGGCCAAGGAGTTTGTGCACAAAGAGGTTGAGTTCAAAACCAAACTGCTGAATGTTTGGACCGATACGGCAATGACTTGGATTTCAGATAGCGATTGGAAAGCATGCGATGGCGCGGATGATTTAGAGGGGGCTTTGTGTTATGGTGGTTTGGATTTGGCGTCGACGGGCGACTTTTGCGCATTTAGTTTGTACTTCCCAGAATTTCACGCGATCCGCTCATGGTATTGGCTACCAGTCGAGACGGCCTATAAACGCAAGGACGCAGCAGGGCAATCGATTAGACAGTGGGCGAGCGATGGACATATTGAGTTAACGGACGGCAATGTAACAGACTACGCTTTTATTAAGGCGCGGGTTATTCAGTTGGCCCAGCAGTACGACATAAAAGATATTGCTTTTGACCGATTCAACTCTTCGCAGTTGGTGATTGAGCTGCAAAACGAAGGCTTGCAAATGTTCCCTTTCGGCCAGGGCTTTGTATCAATGTCGGCACCTACCAAAGAACTGGAGCGATTGACAAAGGATAAACAATTAAGGCATGCGGGCAATCCCGTTACTCGTTGGATGATGGGCAACATAATGCTGCGCACTGATCCTGCGGGTAATATCAAAATTGACAAAGCCAAGTCTGGCGATAAAGTCGATGGGCCTGTTTCAATAGTTATGGCGTTGGGCACTTGCATGCAGGATGCCGCAAAAGAAAAAGAATCAGATTTTTGGTTTGTAAGCTTATGAAATTTTTAGACGACTACATGCAGGAATATTACAACAACCTACCGAAATATCGGACCTATGAGGATGCCTACAACGCAACCGAGGAAAAGTATTTTGGCAAGTTTGGAATAAGAAGGTACAAAAACTACGATGTATTCAGGGCAGCGTTGAGCAGGTGGTTGGCCCAGGGGCGTAATAAGTAATTTGTTAACGTGAGTAATTTAGGGCAGTTGTAATTTGCGGGCGATGAATCTAAAATTCTGGCAGCCAAAAAGAGCGGAGAAGCGCAGCAGCTTATCGCAGCCAACTGATTGGCTAGTGAATACTTTACAAAATGTTTTCGGATATCAAACAAAAAGCGGTCAGGCGGTTAATGATCGCACGGCGCTATCTATTGCGTCGGTGCACGCGTGCGTTAGAGTTATTGCAGACGGTATTGCGGGGCTATCTTTGAAGTTGTATAAAGACGATGGTACCAATCGCGAACAGGTTGTAATCCATTACGCTACGGCATTGGTAAACGAGCCAAATCCCTATCAAACAAAATACGATTTCACCAAATACATGGTGAGCCACTTGGCGCTGAAGGGTAACGCCTACGCTTTTATCAATCGCGACAGCAGATATTTGGGCATTGAGTTGCACCCGATTGCACCTGATTACGTTCAGCCAATCATGCAGGACGGCCAATTGTTTTATAAAGTGAATCGCAAGGGCTTCCCTGGCATGATTCCAGCGGCCGACATGTTGCATTTTAAAGGGCTTTGTGGTGATGATCCGCTTGTGGGTTTGAGCCCCATCGTGGTGCACGCCGAAACCTTGGGCATTGATTTGGCAGCAATTAGCCAGAGCGCGGGCGTCTACAAAAATGGAGTATTGAAATTTTTGTTAACATCCGATGCGCAGATTAAACCCGAGCAGGCAGTGCCATTGAAGAAATCGCTTGACGATGTAATTGATGGGGCAAGCCGCAGCACTGTGCTACCCAATGGCATCAAGATGGAAAAGTTGAGCCTGTCGCCAGAAGAGGCGCAGTATTTGGAAACCCGCAAATTTTCAGCTGAAGAAATCGCCCGCATTTTTGGGGTGCCCGCTTCCATGATCGGCGCAAAGGATGGCATCAAGTCCAGCGTTGAACAGGAATACCAAGATTTTTACGCACGCACTTTGGCAAGTTACGCCATTAACATCGAGCAGGAAATGGCACGCAAGCTGTTAACAGAAAATGATAAGTTAACTTATTACTTTAAATTTAACTTTAATTCGCTGTTGAGAGCCTCCGCCAATGAGCGCGCTGATTACTATAACAAAGGCATTCGCGGCGGTTGGCTTTCACGTAATGAGGCCCGCATGTTTGAGGACGCAAACGGATTTAATGGAGGCGATGAGTATTTGATCGAATCTAATTTGATGCCGTCCAGCAAAATCGATGAATACATGGATGCAAAGATTGCACAACTAATGAGCACCGCCGACAAGAACAACAACCCAGAGGGAACTAATAACACAGAAGTAATCTAATGAAACAAGAAAGGCGCACATTTACGGGCACCGTCCACACCAGGTCAGAAGGCGAAGGCATGCCAAAAGAAATTGGCGGCATTGCTGCTGTCATTAATTCCGCTACGGATCTAGGATATTTTGAGGAGGTTATTTTGCCGGGAGCGTTTGACAATGCTCTGTCAAAAGATTACGACATTCGTTGTTTATTCAACCACGAAGCCGAGTTAATTTTGGGCCGCACTAAGGCAAACACCTGCAAAGTGTTTGTAAATGGCGACGGCAATCTTGAATATACATGGGTCCCTGATTATGAAAACCCAACACACATGAGCGTTGTGCGTTCTATCATGCGCGGCGATATCACACAGAGTTCATTTGCCTTCACGATCAAAGAGCAAATGTGGAGCGAGTCAGAAAAGTACGGATCTATGGGCAAGCGTACAATCAAAGTAATTGAGGATTTGTATGATGTTAGCCCTGTAACTTATCCCGCTTATGCCGATACCGAGGCCGACGCCCGTAGCATTGTTGCTATGCGTGATCAGGAGCAAGAAATCGAAGAGGCCAAAAGAAGCCAAGCCTCTGCCGATGTTATTAAATTGGCTTTATTAAGATATCAAAACCTTTAAACAAAAAACAAAATCATGAATAAAATCAAAGCCCTTAAAGAAGAGCGTGGACGTTTGCTAGGCGAATTGTCTACCTTGCAAACCACCATTGAAAAAGAAGCCAGATCTATGGCTGATTCAGAAACTAACCGCTTAAGCGAAATCGAGGCTCGTTTGGGCGCGATCAAAGCTGAGGTTGAAACCTTGGAGAAATTGCAAAACTTGGCTGCACAAGCTGCTGGCCACGTTGCTAGCCGTAGCGAGGAAAAAGAAAAGGCCGACATGGCTAAAGAGTACAGCTTTAAGCGCGCTATCGATATGGCTATTTCTGGCCGTCGCGAAGGTGTTGAAGGTGAATTTTCTGCCTTGGCTTCTAGCGAATACCAGCGTAGCGGTGTAAGCGTAAGCGCTCACTCTATGAAAATCCCTTCTGAAGTTTTCAAACGTGATATGTCTGCTACTGGCGGTTCTGCTGGTTCTGAAGGTGGTGTAAACGTTCAAACTTCAGTAGGTTCTATTATCGACGTATTGCTTCCTAAAACTGTATTGCGCGGTTTGGGTGTTCAGCAGTTGAGCGGATTGGTTGGTAACTTGGATATGCCAACGGCTTCAACTGTACCTTCTGCAGGTTGGAATACTGAAAACGGTTCAGCTACTGAAAAGAGCCCCGCTTTTTCTAAAATCACTTTCAGCCCTAAGCGTTTGGCTGCTTACATTCAGGTATCAAACCAGTTAATGTTGCAATCTAGCAACTCAATCGACGCTTACGTGCGTAACTGGTTGTTGAATGCTATGGCTCAATCTTTGGAAACTGCTGCTATCAAAGGTGGTGGATCTAACGAGCCTACTGGTATCATTGCCAATAGCAACGTAAACGTAACTTTCGCAGGTGGTGCATCTTCTAACAGCACAAACGCTAACGGTATCGCTCCAGTATGGGCCGACGTTGTTAACTTGATGAAGGCTGTAGAGAACGCAAACGGCGAGGGTGTTGCTTACTTAACTAACCCTAAAGTAAAAGCCGCTTTGCAAACTATCCCTCGCCAAGCTTCAGGTGTTGAAGGTAACTTCATTTGGCCTGCAGGTGGTTCTGAATTGAACGGTTACAACGTAGCTACTTCAACTTTGGTTCCTAGCAACTTGTCAAAAGGTTCTAGCAGCACTTTGTCTGCAATGATCTTCGGAGATTTCAGCAAAATGGCTATCGCTTCTTGGGGTGGCATGGAGTTGACAGTTGACCCTTATAGCGGTGCAACTGCTGGCTTGACTAACGTTGTATTGAATGCTTACTTAGATTGCAACTTGTTGCAGCCTACTGCCTTCGCAGTTTGTAAGGACATCGTAGCCTAATAACTTGACTGCTCGGAGTCATTAAATACCGAGTGCCGGGGGTGATCTTGACTGCATCGCCCCTGGGCCAATATGAAAGTGAGATTTACAGCAAACCCTACAGGGCAATTTAATTTAAGTTACAACGTAGGCGAGGAAGTAATAATGGAAACCAAGCAGGCCATGCTCTTAATTGAGGCGGGTGTTGCTGAAGAGATTGCAGTATTGACACCAGCCAAGCCTAGCAAAAAGGCAAAGCCAGTAAACCCTGAAACCGAACTAGACGCCGAATAAAATGTTTGTCAGCCGTAGATATACCGCCTTCGCAAAT